TAGATACATGGTTAATAGCAGCTTTCGCAGCATTGCCCCACAGTAACCGTTTATTGAGTTCCCCCAATAATGAGAATAGCCGATCCCAATCATTCTTTTTGCCAGTGATGCCTTCTGGTAATTCAATAACTTGTGTGGTATTGAATATCATAAATGAGTCATTTGCGTATACAGCACCTCTTAAAAAAATCCCAGCTGTCTCATCACCTATTTTATAAGCAGTGAGTGCTTGGCTAATCACTGTTTCTTTGTGAATCCTTGAGTTAGATTCATTTAATTTGTCAATCCACTGTACTGGCATAGTTTTCCCTCGTTAATTAATGTACAGAAGTGATTATACATACATTTCAGAAATATTGCAATTACTTTTTAACGATAATTAAATGAATCTTCGTGTTCATCTTGATTGCATTTGCCACCGATTATATTCTGCAATAAGCACACCAATAATGACCATATGTTTTTAGTAAATTTCATTCTTATTCTCCATTTGCAAACACATTAGGACTACCACTAGTTAAAACAATACCACAACCATATGGATCACCGATTCTAGCACACTGATTACCATTCACATATACATTGGGTGATCCCGAACTTAGTGATGTTGAATGTGTGGGGCATCCCACTGGGGGTGGCAAAAACGGATGCGAGGTATTCACATCACCTTGGCGATGAACTGCAATACCATTAGAAAACACGTTAGGAGATGCCGTAGCCGCTGATGGCACTACACCACATTCATGCACTGATACTGTATCACCTAATCTACTAACGCTTGCCATACAGCTATTTAGCCCCTTAGAATTCGCTTCTCTTTGGGTAGGTCTAATGCCGAGGTGCTTTCATTGTATACTTCATACATATCAGTGCCAATTTGTCCTACGATAGCACACGAATCTATATTAACCCAAAACAGTTCTTGCGGATTGCCAGACATCATAGTTGGTATTAATTGTGGTCCATCTGCACCCATCCCGACACTTAATGGTTTACTCAGTCCTAGTGCAACCCCGAAATTATTAGTATTGCCATCATCTTTGACTAAAGTTGCATCACCAATAGTTTCTACTTTTGCGATTACTTCTTCACCACTATTTAATTTAAAACAGTAAACCTCACCCTCTTCAAATTTAATCATATTAACTCCGCTACTTTGCTTTCAATTGCTGTTCTAGCCATTCCACGCAATCCAGTAAATCCACCTTCTACTAGTATGTTATCACCTACGTAAAATTGCGGCACAGATTTGTGTCCTTTCTGTATTATAAAATCCTTTGCAATCATATCTTCTTCAATATTAATATCTGTATATTTGATATTGTGACTTTCTAATAACTTCTTTGCTTGCACACAATGTGGACAAGTTGTTTTACTATATACTATTACCATTTTTTCTCCTGTTTACGTTAATTTTTTTTACTAATATTCCTTCCGATATGTACTCTTCCGTGACCAACACCGTATTATTGGCACTTGGTTCATTAGTAAAATACAATTGATATGCATCATCAATGTCATTAGAAATCTTATTTCCGGTGGTCATATTTATTACAGCTACATTGTACACGCTAGCAATTCTATGCCACAACTTCTTGCCATCCAATGTCTGTTCAAAATCACTCATTAAGTTCATCTTTTCAACATTCTTAATGGAATCATATGTCAACAACCCTAATCCTTTGCTTTTATACGTAGGTTTAATTTGAACACCATGTATTTGGATATAACTTGCTGTTCTTGTATTTTGCAGTGATGCTCCTACCATACATATAACATCTGTTGTACTGCATAAAAAATATTCAATATACCCAGCTGTTATTCTTTTATATAACGAATACTCGATGCTATCTGGATTTGATAGCACAGGGTTTCCTATTAGGTTAGATGTGTTTTTTACATCATCAATCGTCATAGTATGTAATTCATCAAGGTTTATCCCTGATGTATTTGTTTGTGCTATCTCAACTACTTTCATTAATTTTTCCTTTTACTCAAATAACTCATTGAATGTATTCCTTTCTCTTTCTACTATATTAACCTCACCATCAGCTGATAAGTCAAAATCATCAGATGATGCTATTCTTGCCTTGGCAATCTGAAAATATTGTTCATCTAATTCAATACCAATGAATTTAAATCCCCCAAGTTTTGCTGCTAATCCAGATGAACCACTCCCCATAAATGGATCTAATGTTATACCATTCTTCGGTGTCACCATTCTTTGTAAGTATATCATCAATTTAATTGGTTTAACAGTTGGATGTGGATTTCTACTCATTTGGTGATTTGCAATATTACCTTCACTTCTCTCAAAATCACCCCCGTCAAACTTAGAATTCACTACTTCTTCGAATGCATCCAATCCGTGATTTCTTTCAGATTTAGAGGTTTTAGCACAATAGAAAAACCTTGATGCACCACCTTTATCACCATAATTCGCATTTGAATTATAATATTGTTCTTTATTTCCAAAAAAACTAGACACATCGGCAGTAGTTGGATTTATATCCTTGCCAGATGATAATACCCCACTCTGTTCATCCATTATTCTCACTGGGCATCCAGGATGGCAATTGTATTCTTCTACGGTTTCATTTCCATCCTCATCACCATATTTTTGCATTGCGATCCGACCATACTCCCCATAACAGGTGGCATTCTCACCTCCGGTGTGGCTAGGTTCATTGCCAGTAATCGACCCACTCTTATTTTTAATTTTTTTAACACCTATACATTCGCAATCTGGGTGATGCGACAAAATTACGTTAGATGGGAATCTGCCTTTTGGATCAGCATCAGCATATATAGTTGGTTTCATCCCTGAGTTATCATTAGTCCATACATTTTCATCATTGCGTGGTTTTCTGTTAGTAGTTTTCCGTTCCCCAGATAAATTTACTGGGCCAACTCTACTCTCATCAATATTGATCCCACCTGTTCCATATTCTAACACATTCTCAACCACTGTTCCTATCAATGGTTTTCTTGCCATGCAAATTGGTTCCATTGCTGGTTTCAAGTTGGTTCCCCAACCAACGAATTGCTGTGCTTCATCACTAGATGCTTTAGTTACGGTAGGAACATATTCTCTTCCATTATCCTTAATCCATGAACCAGTCTTATCTTGATCTGCACCAGGTATCATTCGTTTTACGGCTCGACCTTCAAACACCACTTCTTGTTCATGCCCTAATTTTTTATCAATCGCTTTGCTAATATTCTGGCTTTTTGGAAATCCAGACCCAAAATTCCAAGAAATCAAGTTTCTTATCTCAAATCCAGCATCCTCGATCCTAACTGCCATTCTATGATATGTGCGAGTGCTACTAAATGACAATATGTGTCCACCAGGCTTCAATACCCGCAAACATTCTTCAAAAATCTCTTGTCTAGGAACATCATAATCCCATGTATTGCCCATAAAACCGCTTGCTGATGTTTTCCCACTATTCTTAGCAGCACTTAACCCATACGGTGGGTCTGTGACAATGCTATCCACACTATTCTCATCCATTGCCTTTAATACACCAAGGCAATCACCATTATGTAAATCTATGTCCATCATATCTCCCAGTGATTAATTAATGAATCTATAATACCACATCCAAGTTGAAAGTTCATCCTCTTAATTTTAAAACTTATCATTGGAACTTGTTGCAACCATTGTTCGGTGGCTGAACCAACGTATCATAAGTCATCTAAGTCAAAATCCTCATCTTTGCTTGAATCTATAGCAGCAACATAATTAACAGATTCAATCTCTTGCGGTGCAGATTTTACATGTGAAGAATCTAAATAGTTATCTATCCAAGGCACTGGATTGCTACCAAATACAATACCAAGTTTCGTATGGTCTAATCCAATATTAATCATCCGAACCGCAAAGATATAAGTCATATAATCTTTAAGGATAGTCTCATTCATGCCAATAAGTGGACATCCTTTGCTAAATAAGTATTCAATCCAAGCCATTTCCTCGTTATATGCAGTTCGGAATAGATCATATACTTCTTCATCCATTTCCTTTGCAATCTCAACAAACCCCTCAGATTTATCTTCACGAAGCATTTTGATAATTTTTTGGAATATATTAAGATGAATCATTTCATCACGAGCAATCAATTTGAAGATATTTGATGAACCAGGGAACAACTTGGTTGGCTGTTCACTAAATGACCAGTTTGTAACAAATGTACTAAAGAATCTGATACCCTCAAACATATTCAACACAATGGCAGATTTATATATTGCCTTTTTAACATCAGTCTCCGTGATCTCAGGAAATGGCTTATCTAATCCATTATCGGTACATGTTTTATTTGCATCCATCTTATCAAATACTGCGGTAGCACTATCAAAACTTGCCAAAATCGAGGTTGCACGTTTTTGAACTTGTTCATCATGTATAATATTATCAATAAATACATCAACATCATTGTAAATTGCACGAACCATTTCAGTATATGATTCAGAATTACCAGTAACAGCCACCTTACCGTTGAGTCTAGTAATGATGTATGAGCTTGGAACAGTTACACAATATATATTGCCTTCGTAATGTGCCTTAGTTTTCTGAACTGTTCTGCCGGTTACATAATCCCGATCAACAATTGATACTTGGTAATAATCTTTACTTCGTTCCCCTAGATCCTCACCATTAAACCCAGTGGTTTTTGATTTATATATGGTTGATCGCTTACCACACAATACTATAATAGCATGAACTTTATTAACAGCATCAACATTAGTATTATTATAAACTTTAGTTCCTTCTTTTCTAACACACCCATCCCACAACACAAGGTTATCTAAAAATTCACTACACCATCTATGCGACACATGTTCCAAGTTAACCCATTCAAAGGTTTTATCAATATCAAAATCAATCCAAACATAAAAATCGGTATACCCCTCTTTGGTATTATTTTCATTCACTGTGTGTCTAAACCCATGCAATAATTCCCGAAGTTGTTCCTTTTTTCTTGATTTCTTAAAATGAAATCTAATACAAGTTCCATCTTTCGTAATATTTCCACCATTTACCAATGTTCCATCTGCTTGGTAGGCAATTGCCATCTTCTCATTTGGAGTTAGATAATGAGTTGACCCAACCTTATATCCAGATACAGGCAATTTATGATTAGTAACTGACGTGTCTTCTGCAAATTCCACACGTAATGCATCATCATTATACCTATCAAAATATAAAATTCTATGATTTGGGGTAACCTGTTGTAAATAGTGTCCTTGTTCAAATGTATACATGTCCCCAGAATATTCAGATTGAATAATATCAAGCGGCGGAGTAAATGTTATAGAACCATCTTCTTCATAATTAGCAACTTTGGTATCATTATCTACATCTCTAAAGTCTTTAAATCCTTCCGCAGTCAAAACCTCAGTGCCCTCCACACAACAATGCAATAATTCGTTATTCTGATGATTGGTGATATACAATTCCCATTCGGGATTATTTGATATACCACCATTATTAAATAGTTGCAATGGTGCTCTACCTGCACAACTATCCAATGTGATTGCAAACTTCAACCCAGCTTCATAGATATGCTGCCCAGCCTCGTCTAAACTATCAAAATCTCGCTTTTCATTTGATAAATCAATTTCAAATTTTGACCAATTGCCAATCGTTCGCATCTCTTCTGCATAATCCATTATCCAGGGGTATTTCGGATCATGAAATGTTTGAATATTTCTATTGCAACTATTCTCACCTAAAAATAAATTTGTATTTTTTGATACTACTGTGTCACCTAAATTAAAAATTTTACAACTCATGTTATTCTCCACTATTTAATGTAAACCAAACTTCCACAATCCCACACCCTATCATACCCATTAACCAACATATTATCATATTCCGACATAGTTGAATCAAACACCCTAACCAACTTGTTCAATTTATGTTTCTGATATTTATTCCTTGACTCTAACTTACTATCCACCAAATATCTATAATTTGGTGGCGATTCATGACTTTTCTTCATTCCTACGGCATCATATCCTTTGCCATCAGAATATCGTCTATCCGCATAACTAACCATATTATCAGGACATCTGGCTAATAATTTACTTAACCCACCAACTACAGTTATCCCTGTTTTAGTAGCACTACGAATCAATTCATATTCAATAGCTTTATCATATCTCGACTTCCCAACAATAACCATTTGCATCAATTCATCATTATAGTACAACCCCAACTTAATACCACCGCCTCGGAATCCACTCAAATGATTCTGCACCATGAAATCCCTACTTTCGTCCATTGAAACCTCACGCACCACACATTTTCTCGCAAACACTCTATGAGTCAACCCCAATTTAGATAAAATCATACTCTTCCAGATATTTTGCTTGATTGGATCATTCCATTCATTTTCGTAAATATGAAGAAGCTGAATTCCTCTCTCCTCACATCCTCTAGTTTTTGCCAAATGGTATGTTCTATCTTTGCCTTTCCCCTCTGTATGCCAATATATACCATTATATTCTATTGCTAATTTGTACTCTGGCAAAAATATATCAAGTTCCTTGCCACCCAAACATGTCCTATCATTATGCAATACTGGATGAAAAATATGTTCTTTAAGAAACTCAATAATTTCAATCTCCGCAATAGAATTCATGTACCGTAAATCTACACCTGCCCGGTTTAAATGAACAATAACATTGGATTGCGAAACACCCAATATTTGCGAAACCATTGCACAATTCTTATGCTTATTATATAACTCTATCGCTTCATCTATATCAAATAATGTAGGTAAATGATCAAAACTATCTCTATATTTCTTACTCTTGGTGAAAAATTCACTCCCGTATCTATCCAAACATGTTTCTTTTGCTTTCTGTTTGAACTCTTCTGTTTGTGTATATGATTCACTCCCGTATCTATCTAAGCAAGTTTCTTTTGCTTTCTGTTTAACTATCGGACTCTGTGATGTTGCACCATACCCATATTTTGTAATATTTGTATTTTTAACACGGGTTTTAAACTCTTCTGTTTGTGTGTATGACTCATTTCCATATCTATCTAAGCAAGTTTCTTTTGCCTGTTTCCTATTGTTATAGTGTATATCACCATACAACAGTTCTTTGGTTTCTCTCTGTTTATCTTTCGTGTAATATGTCCCACAGGATAATGAACAAAACTCATAAAAATTTTTAGTATGATCATTCCAATTAGTAATATCATTTCCACACTTGCATTTGGGGAATCTATCAATATTTTTTAATATCATATGGACACGCATATAAAACTTCACATCACCAAGAAACGAGGTCGAATTAACAATAACATCATAATACTCTATAAGACCATGATTAGTAAACCAATCAAGGTGTGTTCTCTTCGGATTTAATGTTCCACTTTTAGTAAGTAATGTATTATTAATAAATGTTGTTAAATTGCACATCCACCCGACCCACACCCAGACACAACTGTATCTGATTTATTTTCTTTATCCCTTGTGCGAATATAATACAAACTCTTTAACGAATACTTGTATGCTGTCAAAATATCACGCTTAACACGGTTCGAATCCAACACCCTATTTGGAATTTTAGTTAAGTCGTACCATTGGTTAACACTAATCCCTTGGTCAATAAATTTATTGATGACAGCAATCAATTTCAAGTATTCACTAGAATCATTATTCGGCATCTCCCATGCTTTCATATAGTATTTCTCTTTTTCGAAATCTGGTACCAACGATTTTACTGTATAACTAGCACTCTCAAATGTATCAGTAATTGATTGTATTGGATCTACCCCTTGGGTGCTATTACTGACCAGGCTTGAACTTGCGGTTGGCGGAATTGCTGATAAAGCTGTGTTTCTTATACCATATTTCAGTAAATCTTTTCGTAAACCTTCCCAATCACATAACAGATTATTAGCAATCAAACTATCTATATTTTTATTGTATGTGTCAATTGGCAAAACACCATCAGAATACAAAGACTGTTTATAGTATTCACACGGACCTCTTTCTTTTGCTAAACTAACCGATGCCTTAATTAACCCATATTGGAAACGTTCTGCCCAGCGATGTGTTAATTCTTTCGCTTTTTGTGTTCCCAACCGTGCTTCATGTTTCGCTAAAAAATGGGCAAAATCAGAAATACCAATACCCAAGAAACGATACCCTTTGGTCGGATATTTAGTTGCATCCATTGGATAATCCTGTATATCAATCAAATTATCAAGAAATCTCACCATTAAACTGGTTAAGGTATCTATCCTAGTAATATTTGTCAATTTACCAAAATTCACACATCCAAGGATACATAATGATATCATACCATCATTCAAATCATAATCTGTGATGTTTTCAAAGTCAGTTTGTTTAAGACCATCAAATTTCATAGCCCTAGTTGGAAGGAATATTTCGGAGCAATTATGAACTAGTATACCATTGGCATAAAAGTTATGTGTCTCCTCAACTGTAATATCATATACCGGAATTTGTTTGTTTAGTTTTCTAATTTTTAGCATTGTTCTCTTTCCTTGGTGAATACTACATTACCACAATCCCACAATCTCCTGTATGAATTGTTAAACATGTTTTGACTTTCTGTTAAATTCGCATCGTAATCTTCCAATAATGCGACCAACTTATGTTTTTGATACTTGTTTCTACTTTCTAACCGCACTTGGTTTTTTGCAATATAGAAGTAATTAGGCAAACTGTTGCCCATATTATTAAATCCCAGCTTTGTGTATAAATCTCCACGACTCCATCTTCTATTGGCGTATGTTATTATACTATATTGCTTCATCTTAGTCAACAACTTTGATGCTCCACCAACCACATGCACACCCTTCATAGAACAGTAGCGAATTAATTCATAATCGTATTTCTTGTTAAACCGTGGTTTTGAGAATGTCATTACCGCTACGATAGTATCATCATATTCTAATCCATACGAAATACTTGTCCCAATGCCACCTTGTAAATGATTATCATCGCAGAAATTCCTTGCGACCAACGATGTTATCTTAACAGCGTTGGTTTTACGCCCATATATTGTTGTATTCTTCCCTAATTTACCATTTATCACCGACTTCCATATTTCTTGTTTTGTGGGATTTTCCCATTCATTGCTAAAAATGTGCAACAAATGTATACTTTGGCGTTCACATTCTACCGTTTTGCGTAAATGCATTGATTTATCTTCAATCATCGCATTGTTTGGAAATGTTTTACCAAAACTATGCCAAACAATACCATTGTATTCGATTGCTAACTTGTTATCTGGTAAATATATATCTAATTCTTTCCCATCCAATATTGTCCGATCATTCCGAACTAGGTTATGTCCTTGTAAGAATTCAACTAGTTCCCTCTCAGCCGAACTAGAATTTGTTATTTTTATTCCATGCTTTCTTAGATATACTGACACCGTTGAGTGTGCTACCCCGATGATACTTGCAATTTTGGTTGCACTTTCGTACTCACCGTAAAGTTTCTCCAATACATTCTTATTTTCTAATATATCATAGGTAGTTGAATCTGTCCGCGACCGCCATACATTACTATCACCA